GACCGCTGGTGACCGCGGTGACGGTCAGGGTGGTCGTGGCAATCGAGCCGGTCACCACCGCACCACCACCGGAGAGCAGCGGTTCCGTTGTGGTCTTGGCTGCGCCATAGATCACGCGGGCGGCCCGCTGGTCCCACTCCCGAGCCAGTGCCTGGCCGAGCTGATGGGTGATGTCTTGCCGCATGTCCACGTAATTCATGAGCTCGTCGAGCTCATAGATCACTTCGGACGCAACCAGCAGACCATCGAGGTTGATGATGTACTCGTTGCGGTCAGCGTTGGTGGCGTTGGGATCGCCCAGAATCGCGGTGCCCGGTGTGTGATACGCAGCCGTGTTGCGGCCGGTCACCTGGAAGGCAGCGCTCTTGCCGCCGCGGATGTTGCGCTCCTTGACCTTGCCCTTGAACACGCACTTGCGGTCGAAGGCGTCAAGAATCTCGGTCATGCCGAGCTTCAGGAACAGGGCATTGACATCCCCTGCCTGTTTGATCTGACCAAGACGGTCGAGGTTGGTGAGACTGGTCACTGGTTTAAGTGATTGTCAGCTCCTGCCTCACAGATCGCCGAGTCGGGGTGTCTCCCGAAGGAGGCCCGTTCAACTGCACTGCTGCAGAGAAACTGTTGCCCTCATTATGCGGGATAGTTCGATCGCGCAAGGGTTTTCTCGTACCACGCCCGGTACTTCTGATCGCTGTCGTACAACCGCTTGCCCTTGCTGTCGGTCTTCCGGTAAGCCGCCAGGGCTTCCTGCTGGGTGGCGAACACATCCACCTGGGCCGGGCGACCGCCGCCGATCAGTTCCGGTTCGCCCTGCTGTTGCACTGTGGTGGCCCGGGCCTGCATCGCCCGCAGCGCCAATCGCACCGCGGCCTTGTTGCCGCTGTCCACCGCGGCGTTGTAGTCCGCCAGCTCGTCGGCGCCCATGTTCGTTGCCGCCCACTGGCTGAGTCGCGCAAACTCCTGCTCGCCGCCCACCAGCGTCTTGAGCTCGCTCACGTCCGCATCGCTGAAGCCCTGCTGCGCTGCGCCGGTATCAGCCGGCTGCGCCTGGGGGCGGAACGCTGCTTCGTACTGCTCGATCAGCTGCACCGGGATGTTGGTGCGTGCCGCCAGCTTCTCCCGCAAATCTGCGGTGTCCTCGCCCTTCCGCACGGCGGCATCCCATGCGCTCAGATCGAGGCCTTCTTCCTCGGCGGCGCTGGCGATGAACTCGCCATAGCGCTCGGAAGCCTGCTCGCGGGTGAGCGGTTCGGGCGCTGCTTCCGCCGGCTCCGGTGCCTCGGCCTTGGCCCCCAGCTTGCGCTCCAGTTCCTTGTAGCCGCGCTCCAGCTCCTCGGCGCTCTTGAACTTGCCAGCCAGCAATGCCGGCTCGGGTGCTGGTGCGTCCTGTTCGGCAGCCTGGATCGCAGCGTTCTGCTGGTCCAGTTCAGCGAAGAACTCATCCAGCACCGCCTCCTGGCCGGGGGCGACCATGGCGCGGGGATCCAGCTGTTCGGTGGGTGTTGCAGTCATGGGGTTGGTTGTTGTTCAGGTGGTTCATCAGCCGGCGGCGGCGCTGCCATCTCCTGACTGATGGCCGCGGCGTTCGCCAGCTTCTGTGGGTCTGCCATGCCGCCTTGCATCGCCTGCTGCGCCATGGCCATCTGCTGCTGTTGCTGCTGCTCGGCCGCCATCTGCTCGTCGGTCTTGACCAGCCCGATGATGTCCATGCCCATCGAGGCCGCCAGGCGGCGGATCAGTTCAGCCGGCATCACGTAGGTGGCAATCCCTTCTGGGCCGATCGACTGCTGCAGGATCTGCATGAACCTTGCGGTCTTCTCCAGATCGTTGCCGCGGCCCACGGCTGCCAGGCCGACACTGACCACGGGCTTCACCATGTCGGGCAGCTTCGGCAGCTTCCCTGCACGCATCAGCAGCGCCAGCTTCCGCGCCACATAGGGCTGCTGGAACTCCGTGGTGAGGATGCTGTAGATCGAGCCGAGGCTGTTCTCGATCTGCAGTGCATGAAGCCGCACCTCCTCGGCGGTGGTGCGTTCGCTGTCGCGCACGTCGGCCAGCATGAACGCTTGCCCCAGTCGGGCCTCCACCCTGGCCAAGCCCTCCATTGCCACCCGCAGATCCGAGGCCTTGTTGACCTGGATGGTGAACACGTCATCCGGGTTGCCGGGCAGGTAGGCGCCATTGGCGCTGTCGGCCAGCTTCTTCGGGTTTGCGACGCCACTGGGCTTCACCAGATGCTTCACCTGGGCGCTGACCAACGAGCCCTCGGCGATGGCCTGGCTCAGCGCTTCAGCGGTCTGCAGATCAGCCAGACATGCCGCCTCGATGTAGCCCGGCGAGTAGTGGTGCCCGTCGATGCGGTACATCCGCAGCGGCAGCCAGGGTGACTCGCTGACCTTGGCGGTCCCCTTGGTGCCGGGGATCTCCCGGCCCTTCACCTCCTGATACCACGTAACTGTGTTGTCCTCCCATTCGACGCAGGTGAACAGCTTTACCGTCCGGTCGTATTCGGAGGCGTCGTCGTCACCGTCCTCGTCGTCGATGCCGGCGATCCTGTCGCCATCTTCCTCATCGAGAACAGCCTTCACCCGTGGGGGCAGGTTCTCAACGCTGAGTTCCTCGCACACGATCGCCTGCAGGGGGTTGCCCATCGGATCGCGCCGCAGCACATAGCGGTCCAGGTGGAAACACCGCAACCCCTTCTCGCTGACGTAGAGCAGCGCATTGCCGCCCACGATCAGGTGCATCAGCATTTCGTGGACCGCCACCCGGTCGTTGCTGGTTTCGATGCTGCGCAGCACGGCGCGTTCGAGCTTGGCCAGGCCCAGATCAAACGTGCTCTTGCCCTTGGCCAGATCCTCGGGTGTGGCGCCGGCCGCCAGGGCTTCCTGCTCTTGGGTGGCCAGCTCGATCTCGTCAATCGTGAACCGGAAGAACGCCTCCGTTGGCGGCAGCAACGCCAACGTCAACCGGCTGGTGATGTTGTGAACGCCACGAGCACCAAGGCCATTCCAGGGCAGCCCCCACTGCTGGTTCTGCCCCGGGGTGTAGCTGTCGCTGATCGGGATCAGGTACGGCAGGGTGTACCGGGCAGCGGTGCGGGCCCGCTCCAGGTAGTTGTTCCTGTCGCCTTCCAGCTGCCGGTAGTCGCGTTCGCAACCCATGTCACACCCCGATGTTCAGGCCGGTGCCGGCTGATGCAGCAGTGGAACCGGGCGCGATCTTCAGGCCGGTGCGGGGCTTGTCCTTGGCCTTCATCGCAGTGGTGCTCTGCACCGCTGTAGGTGTCTCCTGCGTGGTCTGGACGGCATAGGCGCCCTGCTGGGTCAATGCACGCGCAGACATGGCCTGCTCCTCAGCAAGCCGCGTCTGCTGTTCCGCCATGCGCGTGTTCGCGGTGTCGATCTGTTGCTGCAGTTGATCGGCCAACAGCTTCTGCTGCTGAGCGGCCTGCTGCCGGTATGTCTCCATAGATGCGTTCTGCCGTGCGATGTCTTCTTCGCTCGGGCCCTGGTAGACAATCTGCGGTGGCTGTGGCCGTGATCCGAAGCACATGATCAAACTCCTGTGGTGATGTTGAGTCCGGTGCCAGCGCCGGCCGTGGTGGCCGTAGCCCGGTCGATGCGCAGCCCGCGCTTGCCAGCCGGGCGGCTCATCTCGGCGCGGTCACTGCCCAGCACGGGTGCCGTTGCCGCCTTGTCCGGCGGTGGCGTGCCGATCAGCGCTGCCATCCGCGCGGCATTGGCAGCGGTGTCATTCGCGCGAGCAGTCTTGACATCGCGCAGCTGAGCCAGTGATTCCTGTTGCGCCGTCAGCGCCTGGTTCAGCTCGCCCTGCTTGACCTTGATGGCGCCATCCTGCGACTGGCGCATGGCATCCATCTGCATCTGCGCCAGCCGGTCGTAAGCGCCGGTGTCGGGCATCGTGATGGTGGCCGGGCTGCCGCCCCCTCCAAAGCACATCAGAGATCCTCCACGTTGAGCGGCAAATCTTTCTCCTCCTCCAGCAACCGCTGCAGGTAGGTCACTACTTCCTGTTGCCCGATCAGGTGATCAACCTCGCGGACTGTCATGTGCCGCGAGGGAGCAGCAGGAAACACATCCTGCAATCGAGCAATCAGCTGTTCGGTGACAAGAGGCTGCAGCACTGCAGGTATGCAGACGAGTTCAGGCTACCGGAGGGTTCCACAGCCGGGGAGTGTTGGTTGCCAGGTCGTATTCACCGGCCCGCAGGATGCGAGCGCAGCGGGCCTGCTGCAGTGCCAGCTTCTCGGCGGCCTCGCGCGTGCCGGCCTTGCTCTTGAGCGTGTAGGCGTTGACCACCTCACGCCAGAAATCAACGTCCGTTGTCCAACCTGCCAGCAACCGCTCAGCGGTCACGGGCCCGTAGCCGGGGCAGCCGGGGTAGTTGTCGGCCGCGTCGCCGGTGAGCACCTGCATGTAGAAGGCACGGTCAGCAGCAAGTTGATCAACCTCCACCACCTCCTCGCGCCTGTAGTGCAGACCGGGAATGGTGAGCATGTCTTTGTCCCAGCTGCAGATGACATCGCCGGGTTCGCACAGGATGCCCAGCACGTCATCGCCTTCCACATCAGGCAGCCGCGCCACCTCCCATCCCCTGGTGGGTGCCACCGTCTCAACCCAGGCCACCAGCTCGCGGTAGCCGGCGGGCTTGCGGTAGCTCTTGCGGTTGGCCTTGTAGCTGGGCCAGATGCCATAGCGGAAGGATGCGCGATCGCCAAACGCCAAGACGGGTTGACCATCGGGGAACACCTCGCGGATGGCCGCGATCGAATCCTGCAGCGAGGCCTTCACATCACCATGACGACAGAGGTAGGTCCAGTCGTCGGTGTCCCATTCCGCCTCGAACTCGCAGGCGGATGCAGCGGCAAACAGGTAGAGCTCGGTGTCGATCAGCAGTTTCATGACTTGGGTTCCATGGCTTGTTCCAGCAGGCGGTCGGCCACTCCGGTGATGGCGAGATGGGTGATCCGCGCGAGCCCCTCATCAGGCGCCCAGCCGCGGATGATCTGACTGATCTCATGGATGACCCCCTGCATCCGGCGTTGGTCATCAATGCTGTACTCGTTTAGCCCCCAGTAGAGCTCAGTTAGATGTTCGGTCAGGGTCATTTGATGAAGGTGATAGTTGCATCAGGCCAGCGGTTCTTGCAGTAGCGGATTGCATCGGCCTTGCTGGGCGCCGGGATCTGCAAGTGCATCAGACGGGTGCCGGGGCATTGCACCTCCAGGCTGAAAAGGCGTGTCAGCTGTTTCGGCTTGGGCCTGCTGATGCCCGGGCCAAGGAATGGCTGCGGCTCATCGGGCAACAGGCTTCGATCCCAGGCCATCACTCGTTCTCCATGTCCAGGAGCTGTTCGCAGCATCTGATGTACCCAGCCCACCACGTCTGCGCGTAGCTGCGCTCAACGCACTCGTCATGGTGTTTGCGTGCCATCTTCAAAACTCGAATGACGGATTCTCGGGAGACATCGAGGACTCTTTCTTCTTGCTCGGTTGCCATGGTGTGATGTTGCGAGGGTCGTGAATGTTCGTGTGGCCGTGCTTGCCCAGAAAAACCATCAGGCTTCGCGTGCGCTTGGAGCAAATTGCCCCGCGGCACCATTGGCCTTGGAAGTGGCACTTCACCTCCTGGCCAACCTCGTAGTCATGCGTCCAGCTCATGTGCCGTGATGCTTGCGAAACGCTGCCATGTCTCGAAACTCCATGTTTTCAAACTGTGGATGTTGTGCCAGAAACTCTTTGGTGGGTAACACCACATCCCGTCCCGACTTGTTGAACTGCAGCACCGACCATTTGCCGGTAACCAATCCGCGCTCAAGGATTCCCCTCAGCTCGGATAGCGTCATCAGCGGGTCCATCAGGCATCCGCCAGCTGAGCTTCTTCCTGCTGCGCCCACTGCAGGTATTCGGCCCACACCTCAGCGGTCAGCGGGCCGGCCTCCGCTGCAGCCGGTG